CCACTCGGGCTTTGGCTCGTTTTATTGATCCACGGACCACAGGAGAACCGCCATGCTCGGATACGTTGCTTTTGCCATCCTGTCGGCTGCCGTAACGGTTGCCATCGGCCTCGCGTGCAAACTGCCGCTCGCCCCGCTCCTCTTCCTCGTCTGGGCCGGGGCCTGCATCGGCGTGACGCCGTACCTCTTCCTTATGCTGGTGCTGGAGTACCGGCCCCAGCTCATCCGTCGTCGCAATCGCAATTGATCCGTGGATCAAATGAGCATCGATCCCGACCGGCTGCACCGCGCCATGCTCCACATGGCCTACCTCGTGGAGCGCTACGGCAACAAGTACGCTCCCGAGTTCGAGCGGCTTGCCGATGCCTGGGAAGCGCTACAGAGCCGCGACAGCCCCGCAGCTCGTGCCCGGCGCCTCCTGGCGGCCCACACCATCCCGCACCCGCCGCGCGACCTCTACACCCGTGACGGCGGCTTGAAGGCAATCCGCTGAAGCCATTCGCGCTTATGCTTCAGCTCGTGCCCCAGGCCGTACCGGGGCCGGTGGAACTTGTGCCCCATCAGCGTCGCGATCATCTTCTCGGGCGCTTCGACCTTCGACAGCCGGTCCTCGAACGTGTGCCGCAGCGAGTAGATCGTATGACCCTCGCTCGGCAGCAGGCCGTTCCCCTTCAGCACGTCGTTGATCAGCGCCGACAGGCTCGCCGCCTTGTCTCTATATCTTGGGAAGCCGTTGGGCTGGAGCTGCATCGCCATCAGGGCGACGCCCACCAGCGGGATCTCCCGCTCGCTCTGCTCCGTCTTCATGCGCCTGCCGTCCGGCTTGACCTCGACGTAGGGCACCTCGGCCTTCAGGTGGATGCGGGCTGCCGTCAGGTTGCACGCCTCGCTCAGCCGCAGGCCGGTCTCGGCGATCAGGTACAGCACCCGCCGCGCCTCCGGGTTGAGCATGTCGAGCGCCCCGTCCGCCAGCAGCACGTCCTGCACGTAGGCCGGCAGGAACGCCGTACGCTGGCCGTAGGTCTCGCCCCGGATGCGCATCTCGGAGAAGATGGGGCCGAGCCCGATTCGCCGGGCGCGCTCCACCGCCTTCATCATGGTGTTGAGGTGGCCGATGTCCTTGTTGGCGGTCGCCGTCTCGATGTTCTCATTGAGCACGCGGCCCTCCCACCACGCGCGGAAGTCCATGGCCTGGGAACGGGTCACGTCGGCGAGCGGCCGGTCACCCACCACCTGAAGGAAGTTCGCCAGGGCGCGCTTCTTGGGGTTCGCCCACTTGCGCTGCTGGTCGGCCGACAGGTCCTTGTTGGCGGCCTTCATCAGCGATTCGTACTCGGTGAACAGCTCCGACAGCATCAGCTTGGGCTCCGCCACCTTCCCGAACAGGGCATCGGCCGCTCCTTCCTCGTGCTCGGGCGGGACCTCCGCGTGCTTCAGAGCCCGGTCCACAAGCTCTTCCAGGGGCCGCTGGGCCAGCTCGTCGTCGCGCAGGTAGTCGAATCCGTAGCCGCGCGCCCGCACCCTGGCGGCGTCGTAGCGGGCCTGGGCGTCTTTGGACTGCCCATCGAGCAGCGCCTTCCAGTACGCTTCCAGATCGGCGTTGATTCGGTCTGCCACCCGCTGCGCCCGGCTGCCACGGGGGTCGTCGGCGACGCGGATTTTTGTGGATTGCCGGACGAATTTTCGCTTGTCCAAACCGGCGAGCGAGCCCGGTACGCGCCGGCTGTAATGCCAGATCCCGTCACGGTTCAGCAGGTACTCGCTCGACATCGGCTCCCCGTTCCCGGCTGCTCCAGCGGTATACGTCCTGGCCGGTTATCCCCAGGTGTGTATCTCGGTTTGTATACCGATTTGTATCGCGATATGATGCCCGCCACACTAGGGAAACGGGCAGTTTTGTGCAATTTCAGGGACTTGGAGGAATACCGCTGGCGGAGGGAGCGTCCGCCAATATCAGTCCGGTGCATCAAGTGCAGCCAATAAAATCAATGACTTAGACGGGGGCCGAAAAAATGTGTATGCGGAAATGTATATCGGTTTGTATACCGATTTGTATCACGCTACACAGGGCTGTCAGGGCCTTTTGGGCGGACCCTCTGGAAACCGAACCGATGACCTTCCGGCAGTTGGTATTGATCCTCGGAGCAATATATCTTGGCCTGTTCCTGTGGCTGGCGTATCTGGTCTTGTCCGACGACGGCTACAGCGGTTTCGCGGACCTGAAAGCGGACGGTACTTGCTGCCGCGCCAGTAATTGATCCACAGAGCAGTAAGCCAACACGCCAGCATGCTCGGCGTTGGTGACGTGGTTTATCACGAAAGGTTATGGATCACTGAATGTTAACCACGATAGCATGTTGCAGGATTACGACGGTATTGAAGTCGCTAGACATGTTTCGATGTACCACGGAAACATACGATCTGTTGACATACGTCAAGCGTAGCGATTCGGATGTTAAATCACATGGGAGGGCGGTGGGGTGACGAAGTACTGTTATGGTTTGACACATACATTGGTCTGTTGGGTCCATACAATGCGAGCTAAGACCTTGAAAGGTCGGCAGGGTGGATGAAAAACCCTACGGTGCGCTGTGCCTTTAACCGGGCGGCGTAACCGAATGCCGTGCTGCTCGCGCAGGTCGCAGCGCGAACTCAGACGACATCCGAATCATCCGCGGAGGTAGAGCCCTCGCGGAGGAAGGAAATGATCCGTGGATCATGTTCCTGTCCACAGCGGTCCACAACCACGGATCGAAGTTTGTTCATAGTTTGTTCTCATAGGCGTTCCGGCCTAGAACGGGAACAGACGCCTCTAGGGAGTCGGTAGGCGATGAAGTGTGTGCTCAAACGGTACTTGGAGTCAGGTCCCTTCGTGGAGCTGCTGGACGTGCCGGGCGACCCGGATCAGATCGTGGTCGTGTTCGACACCGGGAACGAGCACAAGCGCGTGCGGATGCCCCGTGAGGGCGTCGAGGCCGACCCGCCCTCCCATGGTGACATCGTGATCGAGGGGCCGCTACGGGTCGAGTGGATGAGCCTCGACGAGTATAACAAGTATTACGACGAGTTTGAGTGATACGGGTCGGCACACGCGCCGAGGCTACTCGCAAGAGCGAGCAAGCCCGGCGCATAGCACAGGCGCGAATGCAGAGTGATCACGTCGAGAGCAAATACTTGACTGTAGTTAGTCGGAAGCCTAGACGATCCGGGTGAGGCGTGTCGTCCGATGCGCTTCGCAATGCGTGGAAGACTGGCCCGTGGCACCACCCACGGGCCTTTTTGTTGATCCATGGATCAATTAGTGCTATTGGTCGGCATCTCTACTTGGAGGCCGCCGGTATGCGCCGAGCTTTGTTCTTGCTGCCGCTGTTCATCGCAAGTCACGCGATGGCTTTCGATCCGACTAAAGCAAATCGGTATCCGTCGCCGGACATGTACCGGCCGAACGTCGATGGCGTGATCTTGAGGGGCAACAGCTCCTCGGGGCCGGCGGATGGTTTTACCGTCACTACGAACGGCGTCACCCGCAGCCTCAACAACGCGTTGCAGCTCGGCGGCGGTGCCGGTACGGTCTCCGTCACGGGCGGCACGGTGGCATTGACGGCCGCGCAGCTCGCCACCGGCAACATCGTCCTCACCGGCACGCTGACAAGCGCCCTGATTGTGCAGTTCCCCGCCGGCCTGGGCGGATCCTGGAGCGTGACTAACGCCACCACGGGGGACTTCACGGCTAACGCACAGGTTGTGGGCCAGTCAGATACGATCCCGCTCCCGCAGGGTTTCAGCCGCACGATCACGAGTGACGGCACCGCGCTCAACTCGCCGCTGTTCACCTCCCTGGTTGGACCGCAGTCTACAGTGACGGGCAACCTCGTCGGCTGGGGCGGTACGGATGGTAAGACGCTGGCCGACCTCAACATCGCTCCTGGCACGAGCGGGCATGCGCTGTCCGCCCTCGACGCGGCGAACACATGGTCGGCGTCGCAGACCTTCGCGGCGGGGGCTGGGTTCAATAGCGCCACGACGTTCAACACCGTGCCGGTGCTCACGGGCAGTACTGCGCCAGGGTTGGAGTTTGTCCCGGCTGGTAGCCATGCCTTCAACGTCAGCGCCAATTCTGCATTGCCGGGTTGGGGTGTTTACGATGAGTCGGCCGGTTGGCGGTTCATGATAAGCGACGCCACCGGGAATATCGGCGTAGGCACCACCACGCCGGGCGCGAAGCTCGATGTCGTCGGCGACATCCAGGGTCAGTTCAAGTTGACCGCTGCGACCCCTACCGCGACCGACATCCCCGCCGGCTACTGGAGCGTGGTCAAGCAATCCAACGACTTCTCGCTCCGGCTGTGTGGCAACGACTCCGGCATTGTCAAGTGCGTGCAGCTCCAGTAGGGAGAAAATGATGTTCCGCCTTCTTGCTGTAGTCTTCCTGATGCTGCTTGCTCCAGGTGCGGCTTACCCATCAGAGTCCCTTGTAGCGAAGCTACAGCGGCTTGCAGCTCAGGCTGCTGTTTCGAACCCCTACGATGCGCCCGTCGCGACGGGCGTGTCCATGACCACCAGCACGACGTTGGACGGGGGCCTGACCAAGGCATTCACACCATCGACCGCCCCGAATGCGTTTGCCACTCACGGCGGCACCGCGACCCTGGTAGGTGACTTCTGGGCTTTTCCCGTCTCAAGCATCGCCCCGGATCAGAGGGGCAATCTCGCGGGATATTTCCCGTCCAACAAGGACTGGAACGCGGTCGGCTGGGAAGTAGAGTTCACGACGCCTGCGCCTGTAGTGATGATTAAGGTGAGCGGGTTTTCTGCGCCGAACTCGAACTTTCGGATCATAGTCGATGGTCACTATGTGACTAAGACCCCGATGACGTATGCCACAACGGGCGTAAGTTACGTCCGATTGGATTTTGGCGGCGTCCGTGCGCCGAGGCATATTCAGTTCCGCGGCATGACGGGCAACATCTTCGGCGGCGTCTATGTAGATCCGGCAAGCACCGTATCGGCTCCGGACCAATCTGATGTCGTCAAAGTTGCGATAACGGGCGACAGCTATACTGATCGGATCGGTGTCGTCGGCTCCACAGAGGCGCCGGACGACATGTGGGTGCATGTGCTAGGGCACCTCATGGGCTGGCGCGACATCCGCCAAGTCGCGGTCGGTAGCACGGGCTACGTCAACGACGGCGTGACGCGCTCGAATATCGCCGCTCAGATTCCGCGTTGGATCGGGATCAAGCCGGACGTGATCGTGTTCGCGGGCGGCTACAACGACCCCGTGGATGGTCTCACGACGAACGCCTTGGCTGACTTCAGGGCGGCGCGTGCCGGTGCTCCTTCTGCGCCGATCTTCGTCCTTGGTCCTTGGGCCGGGGCTGGGGGGCAGACGCAGGGGCTGTGGGACAAAGAGAACGCGATCAAAGCGGCCTTCGACGCGTGGTCTGACCCGAACAGCTATTGGATTCCGCAGGACCAGATCGCGCAGCCCTGGCTCTTCGGCACCGGCTATGTCGGGCACGAAAATGGCACCGGCAACACCGACGCCTATATCTCCGACGATGCCGTACACCCCTCCATAGCGGGCCACGAGTATCTCGGGCACCGGGCGTTTGCCGCCATATTGCCCATCGTTGCGGCGCTGAAGCCTAGCACGGTGGGGGCCTATGTTTGGGGAGGTGTTCTAACACGGTCGGCCGGCGTGCAGCGCTTCTACGACACGGTGGACCTCGTGCTGAAGCGCGGGTTTGAGACCGTGCGTGTAGCGCCTGGGCCGAGTGCCATTTACGGCGTGACCATTCCAGACTGTACGGGCGCTAACGACACGCTGACATGTTACGCCAAGGTCATGTTCGCATCCTCGGCCTGGGACAACCCAGGTTTGAAGCACGTCATGCTCACGGCGATTGACCGGACCTGCACCAACGCAGCTCCAGCCAACAACGGTTGCCTCACTGCGTCCACGTTGACCGCCAATAAGGCGGCCATTGAGAAGGAGTACACTGACCTACTTAATTACATGGCGCAGCGCTTTGCTGGCCGCAACGTAGATTTCTGGCTTTCAAATTGGGAGGGCGATAACTTCGTCTACTGCGGCAATGCTGTCGGATACGGTATGGGAGGGGCCGTCACGACGAGCTGCAACGCTGCGATTACTGCCAACGGACAGACGAAGGAGCAGAGACTCCAGGCGTTCTCACAGTGGCTTTCCTATCGTGACGAGGCGGTGGCGAACTTCAAAGCCGCCAACCCAGGTGTGAATGTCATCCACGCGCCTGAGTTCAATAACTATAAACTGTTCTCAGGTGGTTGCGGCGGGTCGTGTGTTGCCGGCACACCGTCGCCGGACAGCGTCCTAGGACAGATCCAGGCGGCTGGCGGGCGTGAATACTGCTCGTATTCGAGCTACGACACTCAGGGGCCGGCGGGCGGTTCGTATCTTGCCGCGGTGGACACCATCCTCGGTATCTGTAAGAACCTGATCATCGGAGAGGCGGGCTACGATCTGCTCAACTCCGGAGCTGCGGGCGTGGCGAACAATGTCGCGCTCTACGGTGCCTTGGACCAGATTCGTAACCTGTACGGTGTACTGGCCGTGATCCCGTGGAACGCGGTCAATCCATCGGACGGGTATCAGCAGCTAGGGATGTTTGACAGCGCCGGCCGGGACCAGCTCCTGCACGACTTCGGCCCGCTGCGACCGACCCCGCAGCCGCCGACCTTCCAGCGCTAGGTCCACCCACCCACTGAAACGCGGCGCCTCGGTGCCGCGTTCACGCGCACGTTCCGCAGGAGCTGCGCCGCGATGTATTCGCCCAGGCCGCTGCCGGTCGCGAGGCAGACGTATTGCAGGGCGTCCACGATATCTGACCACGGGTGCTTCTTCTCGGGCAGCGGCGCGAGCTGGCCGTTGCGGCGCTTAGCGTAGCGGTACTCGATGGACAGAGCCCGCACGAGCGTCGGGCAGCGCTTCTCATCGATCAGGATGCTCGGGCCGTCCGCGTAGTCGTTGAGGAAGTAGCCCTCGACCGCCGCGAGCCGCTTGTCGATGTCGTTCGTCGGCGCCGGGTAGGCGCGGATGTTCTCGCTCTGTAGGTACTCGAACGGGCTCTGGTCGAAGACCTGTCCCTGCTGATTGCCGGACGGATCACCGATCACGTAGAACGGCATGCCGGCATAGCGCGGGCTGAGCAGAAGCGGGCGCAGGTTGTCGGCCACATGCTGCCGGAGGCCCATATTGGCCGCGATCAGCTCCTCCAGCACCAGCAGGCGTTCCCTGGCATCCACCTGACACACGAGCGCACAGGGGTTGCGGCCGAAGTCCTGGGGGATGATCAGCGGGCGCCCGCGCACCGGGCGCAGCTCCTCCACGACGTGCTTGGCGCCCTCGAACGAGTTGACGAACACCGTCTGGCCGGACGGGTCGGCGCCGTATTTGGCGTGGACGTAGCGGTCGCACCAGTCCTTGCCGCGTCCACCCTCCACGAGGTTGCGGTAGTAGTTGCGCCCCTGCTCCCGGCGCCTGGGGTCATCTGTCGGCAGCTTCAGGGTCTCAGCCGTCTGCGTCAGCCACTCAAGGTTCTCGGCGTCCTCATCCAGGCCGCCCGGCTGAATGAACACGTCCCAGCTCTTGGGCTTGTCGAGTGCCATCATGCGGTGCCAGTCCGAGCCGCGCGAGGGCATGTTGGTGTCGGCGACGATGCCGAACCACGTACAGCCCCCTTGCGCGCCTGACGGGTAACGGCCGCAGCGGCCGGCGATGGCCTGCACCAGATCGACGCTGATGTTGATCGCCTCCGACATCCACGCGCCCGTGAGCTGCGACGACAGAAGGCGGTTCTGGTCCTCGGGGTTCTCCAGGGGGATCAGGATCAGCTCGGAGAAGACACGGGTGCCGTCCGTCAGCGGGAGCTTGATGAAGATCGTCTTGGCCGATGGCTTCCAGTCGGCGATAGGGCCGAGCCATTGCAGCACGTCCTTGAGCACCGTGTCCTCAAGCTGGCGCAGGGTTTCGCGCACGATGGCGAAGCGGGTGTAGCGCACCCCGTCCGGCGCGGGCCGCTGTTGGGCTGCCAGCCGCAGCAGCTCGAAAATACAGCCCGTCGTCTTGCCGCTACCCACGGGGCCGGCGATGAGGCGAAAGAACGCCGTGGAGCGCATGAACTCTGCGACCGTGGGCGGCGCGTCGAAGCGGATGTTGAACATGTCACTGCCGATCCGCGTCAGTTAGGTTCGTGGTGATCAACGACCCGTCTTTGGTCGGCCCGGCGACGACCGCACACACGTTGTCGTCAATGTCGGGCTCGCCGTTCGGCGTAATCCTCTTGGTGATCTCTACCTGTTCGCCGTCCTCAAGGATGACGACGCCCTCGCTCAGATCGACCCGCCGCACGTTCGCAGACATGATATTGCTCCATGGATCAATTAAGCATCTTCGGCTTCGCGCGACAGCGAGCCCTCGATGGTCACGGCCTTGCGCTCGCGGGAGGAGTCCATGTTGATGACGATGCTGACACCGCCCTCCCCTGTCCCGGTGCCGGCCGCCTTCTCGCCGATGCCGCCGCCGCGCATGAAGGTCTTCACCAGCTCGACCTTGCTGGGGGACAGGCCGTCCTTCTGAAGCTCGGCGAACAGCGCCGGCAGCGCCTGTTCCACCATGCTCTCCATCTTGGCTTTGATGCGCGTGGCGGCCGACGCCGTGGAGCCCCAGGCGATCAGCGCCTCTTGGTAGAGCGTCTGAAAGTTCGGCATCTTGACGATGCGGTCCAGATCAACCCGCGTCAGCCCGTGGTTGCGCAGGATGTTATCCACCGTGTTGATGTCCATCGCCAGTTCCGCCGCGATGGATGTGAGCATGCGCTGATCGAGAGCGCGGTTAGCGAACGCCGTCGAGATCAATTTATCTTGCAACGCGCGTTCAATATCGAGCGCTTCGGGCGACGGTGAACTGCTCATGGGTACTTGCCTATAGATTTATCTGCCGATACCATGTATTAGGCAGGCTTGCGAGATCTTTTGCGAGAATATCGACTTGTCAGCGCTACAGGTCAACAGAGGCAGTCTGATCCAGTCGATGTCTCCCGACGAGTTGTCGGAGAAGGAACGGCAGGATCGAGACGCCAAATACGGCCAGCCGCTTGAGGAGCAGGCGGCCTCGTCGCTCGCCGCCTATATCCAGCGTGTGTGGTACGTCATGCGTGACCACCGCTCGTCGCAGGCAGGGTGGAACTGGCGCTTGATCGCGGCACAGCGGGCGTTCAACCGCGAGTACGACCCGCGCAAGCTCGCCGAGATCCGAGAGTTCTCCGGGTCCGAGGTGTACGCTGGCATGGTCGCCACCAAGTGCCGGGGCGCCACGGCGCTGCTGCGCGAGGTGTACTTGGACGTGGGCCGCCCCTGGGGCCTGGACCCGACACCGGAGCCGACGCTGCCCGAGCCCATCCAGCAGGCCATACAGGAGCTGGTGGAGGCCGAGGTGCGCCAGTTGGTGGCCTCCGGCCAGCAGATCGACCCGATGGCGATACAGGACCGCCTACAGGGTCTGGTGGACCACGCCCTGGCGGCGGGCAAGCGCAAGGCTAGGGAACAGGCCGAGCGCGCCGAGGACGCGGTTGATGACTACCTCGTGGAGGGCGGGTTCTACGAAGCCCTCGCCGACTTCCTCGTGCATCTGCCGATATTCCCATTCGCCTGCATGAAGGGGCCGGTGGTCCGCGTGGTGCCAAGCGTGAAGTGGACGCCGACGCCGCAGGGGCCGAAGGCGGTGCAACAGGACACCGCCAAGATGTTCTGGAATTGCGTCAGCCCCTTCGACATCTATTTCACGCCGGGCGTCAGCGACATCCGCGACGGTGACGTGATCGAGATCAATCGGTTCACCCGTGCGGATCTCAACTCACTCATTGGCGTGCCGGGCTACATCGAGAGCGAGATTCGCAATGTTCTGCGCGACTACGGCACGCGGGGTTGGAAGAGTTGGACCGATCCGACCGACAGTGAGCGGGCCATCGGCGAGAACCGCGAGAGCCCATCCACCAACAACTCGGGCATCATCGACTGCATCGAGTTCCACGGCTCCGTGCAGGGCAAGCTGCTGCTGGAATGGGGCTTCACCGATGATGAGGTGGACGACCCCGACCTCGACTATTTCATCCAGGCGTGGATGATAGGGCGCTACGTCATCAAGGCGCAGATCCACCCCTCCCCCAGGAAGCGCGCGCCCTACTTCGTGACATCATTCGAGAAGGTGCCGGGCACGCCGGTCGGCAACGCGCTGCCCGACATCCTCGGGTCCATCGAGGACGTGAGCAACGCCACGCTGCGGGCCATCGTCAACAACATGGCGATGTCGTCAGGCCCCCAGGTGGTGCTCAACGATGACCGCCTGGCACCGGGCAGCAATAGCGACGAGCTGTTCCCGTGGAAGCGCTGGCACACCCAGGACAACCCGCTGAACAGGGCTGCGTCGGGTCTGGCGCCGATCACGTTCTTCCAGCCAAATGACAACAGCGCGCAGTATTTCGCGATCTTTGAACGGTTGACGGCGCTCGCCGACGACCTGTCGGCGATCCCGCGCTACGTCACGGGCGCGTCCAACACGGGCGGCGGTGCCGGCCGTACTGCGTCGGGTCTGGCGATGCTCATGGGCAACGCCAACAAAATCTTAAAGAACGTCTGCGCGAACATCGACCGTGACGTGATTGAGCCTCTGATTCAGATGCTCTACGACTTCCTGATGCTCACCGACCAGACCGGCATGTTCCGGGGAGACGAGAGCATTCAGGTTCGCGGAGTGCAGGTGGCCGTACAGCGAGAGACGAACCGGCAGCGGCAGATGGAGCTGTTGCAGGCCACGCTCAACCCGGTCGATCAGCAGATCATGGGGCCGCTCGGCCGCCGCGCTCTGCTCTACGCCGTCGCGCAGGAAGTCGGTCTGCCGGGCGAGGAGATCGTGCCGACAGAGGACGAGCTGAAGGACAAGATGCAGCAGGCCGCCGTCGCCGCTCAACAGCAGGCGCAGGCCGCCCAGCAGCAACAGATCGAGCAGGACGGGCAACGTTCGCTCGCGCCCCCGACCGGCGTCGCGCCGAAGGGGGCCAACACGGATCTCGGGCGGCCCGAGATGGCGACCACACAAGGGATGGTAAATTGATCCACGGATCAGAACGGAGGTTTTCATGAAGACGATGCAGAACAAGTCGCTGGGCAAGAAGGCCGGCATTTCGCTCAAGGGCGGTGGCCCGAGTAACGTCGGCCACACCCAGCGCACCGGCCCGCAGGCCGAGGGCGTGACCGGCGTTAGCAAGGGGGCCTCGAACAGCAAGTTCGGCGTGTCGCCCGGCGGCCGGGGCAGCATGACCCAGGGCTCGGCCGGAGCGGCCGTCGCCGGTCAGACCGGCCCCGGCAACTACGTCTACAAGAACACTAACCCCAAGCGCCGCAAGGGCGCCGGAGAGGACGACGCCGGCAACCCGCTGTGATGCGCAAGCCCAAGCAGATCCGTGCCGCCGCGTCGAAAGGTGCGGCGGTCAAGCCCGTGAAGGGCAAGCAGCCGCAGATCAGCTTCGGCAGGACCGGCGTCATCGATTTCGGTGTTGGCGGCCCTCGAAAGAAGCAGAAGCCGAGGAAGCTGAAGTGAGTCCTGCCGAAGTCAAGAACGCACTGCTCACCGCAGCGGTGAAGATGAAGAAGACCGCCCCGCATGAGTGGGGCGTTTTCATTCAAGCCTTGTCCGCGCAGGCCGAGATTGAGAACCAGAATTTACTCGGTGCCGATGCTGGTCATATCTTGCACGCACAGGGCCGAGCCCTTGCTATGCAGGATCTTTGTATTAGCTTGGCGGACGCAGAACAGTCGTTGATCCGTGTATCAAAAGATCAGCGGCGCGCGATGAACGGTGGAATTTGACATGGCCCAGCTCGACACCAACGCACCCCTCGATACCAGCGTCGTCCCCCGCGCGCTCCGTGCCCGCGCCGCCGCTGCGGATCAGGCCCTGAAGAACATGCGGGAGGGCCGCGCACCCGACCAGCCCGCCGAGCCGCCGGCCCAGGCCACAGAGCAGCCCCAGGGCGGCGAGCAGCGCCAGGACGCCCCTACCCCGCCGGCCCAGCAGCCGACGCCGCCAGCGGCCAATTC